GCAACTGATAATTTGCTTGCTAACAAGGCTGATACTGCAACAACCTACACTAAGACTGAGGTTGATAATGCTATTACAGCTGCAACATCTACAAAACAAGATACCTTGGTAAGTGGTACTAACATCAAGACTGTTGGGGCACAGAGCGTTCTTGGAAGCGGTAATATCGCATTGATGACAGCTCATGTCGGAACTGGTAATGATGCTGAAACCTTAATCTTTGAGTTTGCGTAAGCAATACATACTTCATAACTTTTTAAGGATAGAATTCTATATTCTATCCTTTTTTTATTCATGTTTATTGTAAAATAACAATAATCTATCAAAATCTATTATAAAAGTATGAGTAGACCTATAGGTTCAAAAAATAAGCCAAAAGCACCAACGAACAGAAACGGTGTTTTTGCAACCAATTTTGAGAAGCAGATTGAGGGTAGTCCAATAACAAGGAAGAATGCCCTTGGATGGGTCAATTGGGGTCTTAAAAACAACTATCCGAACATCTTGCTAGACCTTTACAATATGTCAACTACACATAGGGCTTGCATTAACTTCGGTGTACAGTCAATCCTTGGAAATGGTGTGGATTTCGATGCAATGAAACTGAATGGTGATGAGGTTGTACCGAACTATGCCCAGAGTTGGGATGATTTTATCAAGGAAATTGCGCTTGACTATATGTTATATGGCTCATATGCCGTCCAGATAATTATGAACAAGGATGGACGCACATTCTCATTCTGGCATATGCCTCTTGATAAGGTTCGTTGGACTGAATATGATGAGGATGGACAGATTCTACAGTATATGATTTCAAATGACTGGACAGCACTTGGTCAGAATCCTCCTTTTGCCATTGATGCATTCGATATGAGGGAAGACAGCGTAATTGAGAGGGGAAAGCCTTATCTATATGTGTATCGTCAGTATTCGCCATCAATGACATATTACACACAGCCTCATTATCAAGCTGGTATTAAGTCCATTCAATCAGAGATTGAGTATATCAACTATGACCTTCGTACAACAGTGAATAACTTCGTACCAAGCGGTATGTTAGTTCTCAACGAGGTAGAGACTGACGAACAGAGACAAGCAATCCTTAACAACATCACAAATACGTTCCAAGGTTCAAATAATGCGAACAGTGTATTAGTTACATTCAGAAATAATGTTGATGAACAGAAACCAGAGTTTATACCATTTGCAGCAAACAGTGGAAATATAAACCTTTATGCATCAGCAAATGAAAGGACTGTATCGAGGATATTAGCAGCACATCAGATTCCTAATGCAAGCTTAGTAGGTATGCCAGACATCGGTGCAACTGGTTTTGCTTCTGAAGCAGATAAACTTGAGACAGCTTATCAACTTTACAATAAGTTAACTGGTAATGCAAACCGTATGGCAGTAATACGTACATTGAACCAAATGTTCAAGATGAATGGTATTGACACTGAGATTGTGATGAAGCCTCTTTCTTTCAATGACTTCGGCAATGATGCTAATGTAGAGGAAAGGACTGAGCCGACACAGCCTACAGATGAAGACGAAAATAACGTAGAAGAGCAAAAAATAGAGAAATAATATGATTATCAACGAGAAATATTTCAAGCAGTATTCACCAATTCCATTGAACTATAATATGGCAGAGGTGAAAAACTATATCCCAGTTGCAGAGAAAATATGGGTAAAGCCAGTAATAGGTCATAAGCTCTTCAGCGAGATTGAACAGCAAGTCAAGGAGAATAAAGTATCTGAGGCTAATGCAACATTGCTTACCGAGGGAGGATTATGGCAGTATTTGTCATTTGCGACCGTTCTAGAGGCTCTTCCAATGGTGTGGAGTCACATATCAGAGGTCGGTGTGACAAAGGGCAAGAGCGACAATTCTGACAGCCTAGACTTGAAGGATATGACTTATGTATCGCAACACTTGAGGAATCAAGTAGAGGTGTTGAAAGACCAATTGAAGAAATGGCTATGTGAACACTCCGTTTCATTTCCATTGATTGATTGCTGCGGATGCGGATGCAGTTGCTGTCAAGAGAATGCAAAGCTTAACAAGCCTAACCCTAATCAGCAGATATATTCCACTAGAAGGAAATGCACAAATCTAGTATAAACTATACGCACATATGCGCATAAAAAGAAAAAATAAACAAAAAGAAAAGAAATAAGGCTCGTAGGACGTTTAAATCTTACGAGCCTTATACTTTATCACCTTAACCCATTAAATGCTCTCAGAGGGCTTTAAAATGCGAAATAGAGGCATTCTATCCCTTGTTACAAGTTACCATCTTGAAGTACCTTGCAAAACCATCCGCTGTATAGGTCAATCCACAAGGGTCAAAGATGAGGTTATGCTGTACCGAGTCAGCAATCTCTTGCCAATCCTCATCGCTCATATTCTCTTGCCCATCAATGTATGAGCAGCAATCATTGTTATCCTTGAGGGTGTCAATGATTTCTTGTTTAATTTCGTCAAATTCCATATTATTCAAAAATTATATTTGCGTAGTTTCGTACCATTTCAAAATCTTCCCAATTTTCATTCCATACACAATCCTTCCAAGATAGTGCTATACCTTTATCCCAATTTGTTGTGCCGCCTCCGTCCTTGAGTAGTTGATTAAAGTATGTTCTGATGCCTTCTAAATCACCATCATAGTTGTTGAGGATGTACTCTAAGCATTCCTTCACAGTGTGTGGGCTGTTCTCTTCGTTATCAATGTGTGCTTTGTCCTCTAGCTTGAATGCTCTAATCTTGCTAAATTCAACATCTACAGTCCAGATATGCCCTTCCCAAGCATCATCATATCCATCATCCATAAATTCAATGCTGTTAACAGTTCTTTCATATCTTTCCTCAATCATCTTCTTGAAATACTCAGTAAACTGTTCCATCACTTCTTTTTGGTCTTCACTTATCTGAAAATAAAAGCAATCATCATTCAGACGATTTGAATAACCGTCTGACATTGAATCGGAAATTCTTATTTCTGCATTTCTAAATCTATTTATATCCATAATGCTATTGCTTATGATAAATTGTCTTTAAGAAAATCATACTTCATTTTATCCATAGTATAATTGTCACAACTAGTCTTCTTACCATTAGTCAACTTTAGTGAACTAAGTGTTTGTTCTAACTGTCCTTTGAGGCGTTTCGCTTCATATTTTGTCGGATTCCATTTGTCTAACTTTTCCTCAAAAACTTTGAGGTCTCGTTCTAAATTTGCATAAAATTCATCTAATTTATTCATTGTTTATTTCGTTTTAAAATTAATACTCTTTTAGTAAAACCCCACTACCATCTTCACAGACAAATGGGGATACACATTTAAATTAAAATATTTATAAAATATGAAAAAAAATAAAAAAAATGGTTCTTATTTATTCATATATTTTGCCTTGAGTGTTACACCATCATCTTCAAACTCATATAGTGCAGCAGTCCATTCATTCAAACAGCAAAGCATTAGATTTTTGTAAAATTCATATGGAATAGCATTACCAAATATATCATCTACGCCTCCGAATACATCAATGATGTTCTTTCCATTGTAATGATATACCTCCCAATTATTTCCATCAATTTTTCTACCAAGAGTATCCTCAAATCTAGTATGGTGGAACTGTTTGAGAGTTTTACCGACTTCCTCCATAAAGTATTCTGTGAAGGGACGATTGAACTTGAATGTAAATGGCGGAATGTTCCTTGTACAGCTATGGATAATTGAAATTCGTTCATCAGTTGATAATCTAATACCTCTCAATGCATTAATCAACTCTGTCTGTGTTTGTACTGTTTCCACATTAACATCACCCTTTTCCAAATCCAAGTGCTCAATAACGAAGTACTGTATGGTGATTGTGTACTGTTTCTCAATTGAAGTTGTTACGTAATTCACATTAATGATGTTCTCATCATTCTCAAACTTTGATAAATTTTTAATCTTCATAATATAACAATGTATTAATTATGTCTTCATCTTAAGGTGGAAGGCTTTACCTATTGTTTTTCAACAATGCAAAGATATGAAAAAAATCTGAGATAGCAAAATTTGTTAACACACTTTAACATAAAAAACTTGCAGCAAAAACTTATATTATGTTAGAATAATATAATATAACAAAAAAAAAAACGACTAACAACAGTTTCTCTCTGTCATTAGTCGTATAGGGGGGTCTCCCCTTTGTATATATAGTATTTAAACAAGGAACAGCTACACTTCTTTGAGGATGACGTTTCTAGCATCTTGATAGAACCTATACTCTCTGCCTTGAATCACAAGTTGTTTAACCTTATGTCTTATTCCGTCCTTATCCTCGTATATGATACTATGCTCTTTCATCGGTATTCATTAAGTAATTTTGGATGTCGTTCAAGTTGGTATTTTGGACAGTAATCAGACCGCCATTCGAACCAATCACTCCAACATATCTTGCCTCCTTGACCTAGGTATTGATAACGCTTTTCCATCAGAACGGTAAATCATCAATGACATCTTCTGTCTCATTTTTTGATGCCGATACGACAACCTTCTTTACTTGTTCTTTCTCGTTCAACCTTGCTTGGAGCATAAGAATCATCCTCTTCATTTCATCATCGGACATATCGTTGATGCCGTTGGATTGCTTCTTTTCCTCCTTGTTCCAAGTAATCTGTGTAGGTAGTTTGAATCCACTATGCTCAACTACCTTATTCATAGGAACGTTGAAGTAACTCTGGATTTTCTTTTTCTCCAGTGTGAATACCCAATTGTTATCAATCCTTGAAGCACTTATCAATTCCTTGTCTATCAACAGTTGAATCGCTTGGTCTATCTCTGCTTGGTCAAGATGCATAGTCTTTGCAAATTGCTTCTGATAGTACTTGATTTGCTCTTGAGACTGCCAAGAAATCAAATAGAACAAAGTCTTCAATGCTGTCGGAGGTAGCATACAAGCTAACTGGTTAGAAATGTAAACTCTATCTTTCTCCATTATTACCTCCTTCCTCAAGTTTGCTAAGTTCTTGGATTGCAAGGTCTCTTAGTGTTAATACTTTTTTAAATTTCGTCTGGATTTCCTTGTTTGCTTCAATCAACTCTTCGAACAACTTAGAATCTTCAATCATCCATTGTTCCCAAATTTCAAATGCTTTGTTGTTATTTTCCATAATGTATCAATATTAATTTGTTATTTTTAACTCTTCTTTGCAAAGATATGCAAAAAACTTGAGAAAAACAAATTATTTAAACATTTTTTTACTTCTCATCACAGAAATAGGTAATAGTATGTCTTCAAATCCCTCTATCTTCTCACCTATATATTCATAACAATAGCTTCTTCTCGCTAGCCTATTGCGATAGCGAGGGTCTGTGTTGCTTGTTTTCTTTAGATTGTTTGCTGTTGTCCTTACTTTCGGATTTCTTGCTAAAGCCTCACCGAACTTTCTATGTGCTGTTTTAATGAATAGCCTATAGTCATGCTCTTCGTCAGATAGGGATTTGACAATGCCTCCGACAAAATTAAAGATGATGGTTGATAGTCCTAAACCTTGGTAGTCTTCTAGTATAACCATCCTTGATATTGCCATTGCATATGGCATTCTGATTCTTGGTGAGTTAATGATTCCCACAAATCCTACTGGAACTCCATCCCATTCAAACAATAGACACTTGCAAGATTTATTAAGTTCAGCACTCAAATAATGACATTTTGAAAATCCTAGGCTTTTCCACACACTAGGTTCTACTCTTCGTACTGTAAGTTGTATATAAGGTCTTTGCCCTTTAGGGTGTTCTATATGTATAGTCTTCATATATATAAATATTATCATATTTGCTGATTAATTAAATTTTTTTCGAAAAAAATTGCTTTTTTAAATGATTTTTGATAACTTTGCATATATTTATAATAGGTAAAGGTTGCAAACTTTATCTTTTTTACTTGGTTAGGAGGGTTTCGTCAAGTGGTTTAATTCCCCTCCTAACCTTAAATAAAAACCACTTGAAGACGAAAATAATTGAATTAAACTAAACCACAATGAAGGCAAAATTTAAATTTGAAATTATGAATGCTCTTGGAGCAATTTTACAAGATGAGGAATTCAAGGTGGCTTATTACATCTTGAACAGATTAGCATTAGAGGATACTAACAGAGTTAAAATCTATAGGGCAATGCTTGCTGACCTTACAAATAAGTCAGAACGAACAATCAGTAGGATTACAGACAAACTTGATGAGAAGGGTATCATCAAAAAAGATACCGTTTCAGACTCTAAAAACAGATACAACTACTACTCAATACATCCAAATATTGAACAATCAATTGCACAAAACGATACAAAACTTGGTCATCAAGAACAAGAAACAACACTAAACTCGGTCACAGATGACAGGTTTAATAAGAAAGAAAAAAAGAATAAAAATATAAAAATAAAAAGAAATATAAAAGAAAAAAAACAATTTGAAATAGAATGTAAAAATGAAAACATTGAAACAAATACAGAAGAAACCTATGTAGACAAAACCTTAGAAAAAGAACTTGAAATGGCAATTGAACAAAACCTTATACCTACTGAGGAAAAGAAAAAAGTTGAGATAAAAAAGCAATTCCTTCAACACTGTGATAACCCAATTAGAAGAAAGCGTATACCAGATGTAGAAGACATATCTCAATACCTAAAAAGGACAAGGGCTTACGCAGAAAAAAACCTTTAAACATTTTGAAATCTCAACTTTTTTATATATCTTTGCAATAACAACATAATGTATCAATCAATATAACTTTCACAATGAGAGGTGAGGACTTGACATTCAACATTCTTTTTGTTTAAACGATTCATAAATTCATATTACTTTTTATTTTTTCCTTCCTCACCTCTCAACTTTTTTGAGTAAACCTTTACTTTTTCTTCTCAATGGACTATTTATTTAAAAAAGACCTATGGCACTAAGAACACAAGAATCACTCCAGAAGTTATTTGAAGCTTCTAGACTTAGAAACGAGAAGAAAAAACAAGAGGAACAACTCAAATACAAAAAGGCTCAAGAATCAACGAAAAAAGCCTTGGCTAAACAACAGTCCACCAATGACAAGAAAACGCATCAGAAGGACTGGAAACAGCCTCAAATCGAACTCTCAAGGACAATAACAATCTACAACACCAAGTACATTGAGAGATTCATAGGTGAGGATGACCTTTACACATCAAGGGAGGAACTAGAAGAGGCAATGCCACATAACATCAATTGGACTCTATGGGACTCTCTAGTGGATAAGACCAAAAAGGATTTGAAGAAAAAATGAAAAAAGGAAACAAGGTATATATCTATCTCAATCAAGAGTACTGGGGCGAAGCACCAACACAGAACCAAGCAGCAAAGAAATGCAGCGTAAGTACAGCAACGGTACAGCAAGTCCTATCAAAGAGGATACCTTGCACAAAGAGAGGATTCTATTTTTCGAGGAAGGAACTTACAGATGAAGAAAGATATAAATTACCAGTCAAGGACAATCACTTTGAGAAACAAGACCCCACACATTGGGGAAGAGGATGTGTAAGAGAAGTTGAAAACCAAGTATATGAGGTTGACTGCAAATCACCGAATGTTTGCTATTACCCAAAGAAAAGAAACGATAAGATAGAAGAGTTCAAGACGTTTTTGTTTACAAGGTTCAGAGAAAGATGGTTGTTAGTACCAAAACCTCTTGCGACACTTGAAAGACAATACATCAGAGATTTTCTAAGAGAAATGGAAAAGTAATATAAAAGTCTCAACTCTCCACTGTGAGGGAGTCAAAACTATCACTTCAACAATAATTTCAATCGGTTAACATAGAGACTTTTTTTTGCCATAATATTTTTATTCAGAAGTTTATTTAATTTTTGAATCCCAACCACTTGTGAAAGCAGTTGGGATTTTTTTTGTGTGTTATATGATTGATACAGCCTCAACCAAATCACCTTCCTCAGTTCTCTTTATGGTGCTACTTAAACTTTTCGGCTACAAAATTAGTGCTATCTACAGGGCAATTTAAAAAAATTTTTTTGTCTAAAATCAGTATTTTCGCATTTTATGTGATATTTATATATAAATAACGATATTATGGAAGCATTTATTTTATTTATGGGATTTTTATGTGTTATTTACGAACTTGATAAGATAAATAACAGTTTAAAACAAAACAAGGAATAATTATATTTTATAATGAGAGGATTTATATATGAATAAAAACTATTTCGAAACAAAAGAGAACGAAAACTGGAAACTATTATGTGATTTCAATGAGCACACACATCTATTTGATGAAATAGGAAGAATGCCACAGTATTACCACACTGATGCAACTGGACAAACTACTAACAAATTAGGAGAGACAAGAAAGTTTAATCTTGAGTTGAAGACAAGGGATGTTACATTAACACAATCTGGTAAGTTTATGAATGATAAGTTCAACGAGAACACACTGTTCATAGAAAGCCATAAGATAGCAGACCTACTATTAGATACTATAATTGGTTATGAAGGGCTATATGTCAATTTCCTCAATAACAATGTGGTTGTAATATTCAATGTTGGTAAACTGAAAGTGAGACCAAAACTAGAGAAGAAACGTATTCCATCAAAGGGTTATCAAGGATTTGAAATGGCATTTAGAGAAGGTTTACACATAAATGATGCTGCAATATATAAGGATAATAAGCTAGTAAAACGTATTGGTGAGGAATGGAAGACAACACAGCAGTAACAGCGTATTTCAGCTGTATAAATGACAATTATAATAACCTCAAACAAATCTGCAAAGATGTATGTGTGCGCAATAAGGAGAAATACTCAGAAGACACAGTAAACGATACAGTAATCCAAATACATAAGATAATTATCAAGAAAGGACAGTTGGATGATATGTCTTGCAGTGGTATAATGCGGTATTTTGTACGTTCATATGTAAATAATCTACGTTGTGAAAAACGATATGCATACATTAAGAAACGAGACCACAATATATCCCAAGAGGAATTCAATGAGAGGTATGAACAGTCACTATCAAGCCAACGAGAGAAGATAATAAAGGATTTGCTGGAAGATTTCTCTGTTCTATACATTATGAAACTGGTTGAACTTAACTTTGATGCAGAGCATTTCTATTTATATAGATTGAAAACATTATGTGGTAAAACGTACAAGCAAATCCATGATGAGACTAAGATTAAGAAGTCCAGAGATAAGATACTTGAGGTCTCAAATTGGGTGAAACAGAATCTAACAAGGGATATGATAAAAGCAGAGTTCTTAGACATATATGGCGATTTAATTGAAAATTAAACAAATACAATCATGTTTATACAAATATTACAAGTAATTCTAATCCTTGCGATGTTCATTCTAATCAGATGGTTCGCATGGAAAGTAACAGAGGTATGGGGAATGCCAGAGTGGTTGCAATATAAACCTTGGAACTGTAAGCTATGTCTTACATTCTGGTCTCTATTATTCTCTTATCTAACAATTGGTTTAATATTCAGTTTACCAATTACATTATATGGTGGCATTGCATTAGCAATATTAAATGCATTAGCAATGTGGATTGACCAACGAAATAAAACGATTAAAATATAACATAATATGAAATGGACAAATGAAGATGTTTCAATGGTGGAGAAATTCATTGAAATCAGAAACAAAGGCTATTACTGTGATGGTGGACAGTTGACTGAGGTATATAATAGGGTTCTAGAGAAATCAGCACCTCCTACGAATTGTGGAAGCTGTATGAGAGCAAGAATCTCAGAACTGGAGACAGCCCTTAACAGTTTTAAGAAGACTCTTGAGGTAAAAGAAGAGCCAAAGGCAAAGATAACGAAATCAAAGAAGAAATAATATGTTAGCAAAAACACATGGCGAAAAGAGTAAGAAGGAGAGAAAGGCAAAAAAGACACCAGCTAAGAATGGTGCAATGCCTACTCTGACTGAAGACTATAACAAAGCAGATGACCTTGTTAGCCTTGTGTATGTTGATATATGTAATGGAGTTTCAAGAAGTGATGTAATCCAGAAATTACAGTTAGGAGAATATGGTAATAAGCCGATTAAAGCAAGACAGTCAGCCTATTATTACAATGCTGCATTAGACAGGTTCGCAGTTGATACGGACATAGAAGCAGAGAAACTTAGGGATATGTTTTATGCTAGATATGAGACAATCCTTGCTGAGTGTATGAAGAGAAATGATGTGTTCAATGCTAGAGCAACATTGGACAGTATGGCAAAGATATTCCTAGGAGTTAGGGATGGAAACCAGACAAATATTCAAGTTAACTCTAATAAGGATGGAGGGATTACAATCAATTTTGGATTTGATAATAATACAGTAGACGGTGAGGTAATAGATGAAGATTAATTTCAACATCAAATTAACAAAGAAACAACAAGAAGCTTATGACCTAATGCATCAAAGGGATTGTAAGTTTCTTGTTGCTCGTTGGAGCAGACAGTGTGGAAAAACTGTGTTCGCTGAGATTATGATGATTGAATATCTTTGTGTTCCCCACACATTTAATGCTTATATATCACCAACATTCGCACAAGGTAAGAAAGTATTCGCAGAGCTTACACAACTCCTTGAGGGAACTGGTATCGTTAAGAAAGCAAATGCAGCAGACCTTAAGATAGAATCTGTATATGGGGCAACATTAAAGTTCTTTTCAATGGAATCCCCAACATCTATCAGAGGTAATACAGTAAGTGGCATATTAGTAATGGATGAGGCTGCATTCTTTCCCACACAGCTATCTACTGGAGAAGACCCTTACTACAATGTCATATTCCCTATTATAAAGGCTAGAAAGCCAAAAGTATTAGTTATATCGACACCGAATGGAAGGCAAGGGATGTACTATGATTTATATCTCAAGGCATTTAATGAGGAAAAGGGTTATCACCAGTTAACTGCAACGATATATGATGATGATTTAATTACAAAGGAAGAGATTGAGGAATTAAAGAGAGGTTATCCACCACTGGCATTTAAGCAAGAGTTTGAAGTGGAATTCCTAGATAATGCATTGACAGTATTTCCAAATTTCTCAACTTGTTTCGATGGGCATTATGATGGAGGAAAGTGCTGGATTGGAATTGACCCATCTTCAGTAGGTGATGATAATACCATTGTATCCATCATAAATACTGAAGGTCAAGTAAAACAGTACAAGGTTGATGGAACGTTAGACCAGAAATATGATAGGATTGCCAAGATTATCAATGATTATAAACCTATAGCCACATATATTGAGAATAACTCGATTGGTGAAGTTATGGCGAATGAAATAAAGAAAAAGCTTATAAGAAAGAGTAATTTCTACACATTTACAACTACAAATGAGACGAAGAAACAATATATATCTCTTCTGGCAGTCGATATTGCTAATAATGCTATCCATTTCGAAGAGGATAACAGACTTTTATACAGCGAATTATCCACTTTTACTTTCAAATTAACTAAGACTGGAAACATTACATATGCTGCAAAGGAAGGGTATCATGACGATACTGTGACAAGTTTAGGTGTATGTCTCCAGTGTAGGGAGGATTTCAAGTACACTGGGGAGAATAATTACAATTTTGTAAAAATGAACATTAAACAATTTATATAATATGGACAATGAGAACGTAATTGATTTAGGAAAATGGACAGTTCCTACTAAATGGGATGATGTAACACTAGAAATGTTCCAAAAAATAGACAAATACTACTCTGACAAGGACAAGGATTTTGATGTAAGGGAGGTTTTAGACATATTTACAGACCATACAAGGGATGAAATAGACCAATTACCTATTAATTTTACTGATAAACTGTTGAATGAACTCTCTTTTCTAAAGGAACAGCCTAAATATGGTGATGCAAGCCCAAAAATAGAGATAGATGGCGAGGAATATTGCATAAATGTGATGGAAAAGCTTAAAACTGGTGAATACGTTGCAATTGACACCATATTGAAGAATGATTCGCATGACTATATCTCAATTCTTGCTGTTCTATGTAGGAAACAAGGTGAGATATATGACTCTAAG